AAGAAAACCAAGAATAAATGGCTGAAGCATTATTAATAACACGAAACGACGTTGTTAAATTTACAGCGTTAAACGGTAACGTAGATACTGATAATTTTATTCAGTGGGTAAAGATCGCGCAGGATATTGATATACAACGAGTTTTAGGAACGCAATTACTTCAAAAATTACAAGCTGAAATTATTTTAGCAAATGAAGGAATACCAACAGCAATTTCAATTAGCGATCCGGGTACCGGTTACACAACCGCAACAGGATTAACGACAACAGGCACAGGAACGGGTTTAACGGTAGATATTACCGCAGTTGGTGGATTAGTTACGGTTGCAGATATTGACGACGCAGGAACGGGCTATAAAATAAACGACACGGTAATAATTGACGGCGGAAATGACGACGCAGAAATTACAATAGATTCAGTTTATACGATACCAACAGATTATAATAATTTATTAGTTACGTATGTAAAACCGATGTTAATTCATTTTGCAATGTCTCAATTTTTACCATTTGCAGCATATACAATTGCAAACAAAGGAGTTTACAAACACAATTCAGAAAATTCCACTAACGTAGAAAAAAACGAAATAGATTATTTGGTGCAAAAAGAATTAATGATAGCTCAAAATTACGCTGAAAGATTTATTGATTATATTAGTTTCAATAATGATTTATTTCCTGAATACAATACTAATTCAAACGGAGATATGTTTCCAAGTACACAAAACAATTTTACAGGATGGTTCATTTAAAAAAAGTTTACACGCCAAAAGCTGAAAACGTAAAAAAATTAAAGGCATATTTAGTTAAATTAAATAAAGAAAAAAATGGCAAATAGTAACGGTTGGGGAGATGGAGCCGCAAACAATGCTATTGGATGGGGACAAGGCGCAAACAACGCGATTAGTTGGGGTAAAAGTCAAATTAGTAGCTATGCGGGTTTAACAGATATTACTGGAATACCTTCTACAGATGCAGATGCACAAGCATTCATTACAGCGGCTGCAATAACAGACCCAACACAACAAGCGGCTATCAATACTTTGGTAGTTGACTTGAAAGGGTATAGTGTGTGGACTCCAATAAAGGCTTTATACCCAATGGTAGGGGGTACGGCTTCACAACATAAGTTTAATTTAAAAAATCCTTTAGATACTGATGCAGCGTTTAGAATGACGTTTCATGGTGGGGTAACTCATTCAAGTAACGGAATTACATTTGCTACAAATGGATATGCAGATACAAAATGGTTGCCAAGTGCAAACAGTACAACAAGCAATGTTAGTGGCGGTGCTTATTCAAGAACTAATTTAACGGCTGATTATGCTTTGTTTGGTTCTTTGAATTTAGCATTTGAAGGACTATGTGTTTTTCCAAAGATAGCAGCTGGCAATACTTTTTTTAGTGCAAACAATAACTTAACAGATGGTAATGCCAATTTTGTAACAGATACAAGAGGTTTATTTCACGTAAATAGAGATAGTTTAACCGTAACAAGGTTATTTAGAAATGGTACTTCAATAAGAACGGCTACTGTGGGAAGTATTACACCACCAGCTTTTGCGGTTTATTTAGGAGCAAGAAACTACGCAGGAACAACACAATCTTACTTTAACGGAAATTTAGCCTTTGCATTTTTAGGTGATACTTTAACTTTAACAGAAGCGGGTAACTTTTACACAGCAGTACAAGCCTTCCAAACTACATTATCACGTCAAGTATGAAACTAACACAACTAACAGCAGAAGAAAAGTTAACCTACGTAGGTTTATTAACAGAGCTACAAAAGAATGAGTTGGTAGGTCAATTATATGCACCAGATAGCTACTTCAACCCTATACAAGATGTCAATGATAATTGGATAATTTCAGTTGAGGAAATTGAACAAACAGTAACACCCGAATTTTTATGGGTAAAAGATTTGGACTTAATACCATACGAACCAAAACCAACACCCCCACCTTTTGAAGCATGACACCAATAAACCAATTTTTAGAAATTATTAAAAAGCATGGCGCTATGGGCGTTTTGGCTTTATGGCTTAGTTACACACATTTCGAAGTTCAGGATCTAAAAGCGCGTTTATTTGCGTGTTTGGAAAAAGAAAACGGAATACAACGAAATGAAAAAAGCGATCCTGATAAACAAAAATCGGTTGGAATTTTACCTACTGAAAAAAAGCGTAAATTAGCATAAAAAATTTATGAGTAACGTTAAAAATTATACCGACAAACAACTACTCGATCGAGTAATGAGTTTAAAAAGTTTTACTTTTATTCCTGCAGGATTATGGCTTTTATTCGTTAGATCGAATGAAGATCAAAACAATGTATTCGACGATAAATGCTACGTGTTTAAATTCAATCAATTTCAATTCGTAACAAGTTGCACGACAAACAAAGGTAATAAAGGTACTGCGGTAATGCGAGCAGATGAGTGGAACTACGATGCATACGCCTACGGGTTGCACCGGGGCAAAATGGAAGCGTTACGACAAGTTAAACGAATTCCATATCAAAGAGATTTTACGCAGGACGGTAAAACGAACCCAACAACCGAGGTAAAAACAGATATTATTCACTTAAATATTCACGGCGCAACTTATAACCGTGGATCGCAGCAAGTAGCAACGCAAATCGGTGGATGGTCTGAAGGTTGTTTAGTTTTAAATAATAATCCGGATTACGAAAAAATGGTAAAAATGGCAAAAGATTACAGCGCCGTTTCAATATGTTTAATTAATGAATTTTAAAAAATGGCAAAGAAAAAAGTAGTAAAAATAGATACTAAAAACGTTGATCTGAATTTGGAAAAAGACGGGACCAATATAAAATTGGACGTAGATACTAAAAACGTAGATATTCACGTATTAAAAGACGAACTGAATAAGGAGTTTAAATACGATAGTAAAAACATTGATATTGATATTAAAAAAACGCCTGAAGGGATCGAGGTGAAAGTCGACGCAACGGGCGCCCTTTGGAAAATCATAGCAAAAAGAATAGTAAAATTTGTTTTAAACCGATTTAAACGCTAAATTTGAGGGCTTTGATTTACTTTGTTTTTAATTAATCGCATGGAATCCGCTTAGAAATAGGCGGATTTTGTGTTTCATATCATTTTTTTTCGTTCAAAAATCCTAATGTTTACAAGGGTTTTAAAAATAAATTGAAAATAACTGAAAATAAATTAGGTTTATATTAATTATTTATATTAAATTTGTAGAAACAAAAACGAAATATATGAAAGCAATTACAATTCAAAACGCTGAAAGAACTAAAAAAGTTGAAATAACAAGAACTAAATTATCTGATGGGTATAATTATTATATTACATTATATACATTTAATTCAAGTTTTAATTCTTATTTTATAAACTCAAATTTTAAACAAACTGAAAGTATTTTATCAAAAATAAAAGCGGTTGAAATTGCAGAAAATTTAATTAACTAAAAAAAACGAGGGGTGCGACTCAGTAACGCACATTTTAAAATTAAAGCTATGAAAAATACAGCAGTAAACACGTTTATTCCATTGAAGCCTAATTTAATGTATATGATTAGAAAATGGAGATCAAAAAACACAAAGTACGAAAAAAGCGGATCCTTCAACGTGGATCTTTATTTAGATTATTTAGCAGTAATAAACGATTACCCTACAAAATGAATTGGAAAAATAGACAAAGACGCACAAAGCAAGTTGAAATTTCTTTGGAATATATTTACAATAGCGATTTAACGTCGATTTTAAACGTTTTAAGCGATTTAATTAGTTCGGGCGTCGAAATGTATTCGGGAGAATTAAAAAGCCTTGAAAACGAAGATAAAAGCAATAAATTTAATTTTATTCAAAGCTATTCAGGAACGGTTAACGAAAGTAAGGAATCTGAAATAAATGGAGTATTAAAATTGGTAATAAAATCAAAGCTATGAAACAAGAAAAAACACTTTACAAGTATATTTATAAAAGAACGGTTAAAAAAGAATCTGGAATTTACTTTTATTATAACGTTATTTTGGGTCGTGGAGTTAAGCAACGTTATATTGGATGCGCCCGTAAATTGCAGGATTGTGAAAATATATTAATTAGATATGCAAAGGAAAATAATATTAACATAAATGACTTTTTAAAATGAAACAAATCGAAATAACACCGGAAATAATAAGAATGATTTTGGCGTTGGATGCTATGGTTTACACAATAAAATTCTCATGAGCACAAAAGACAAAGCAACGGAAATTTACAACCGATCAATTAGGTTACACGGTTTGAATGAAGCAAAAATACAAGCTTTAAATTCAGCGGTTGCGGCTCAAAATTTAGCGCCGTTCGACCAGCAAAAGTTTTGGGATGCGGTAATAAAAGAAATTCAATTTAAGTAATGAAGTATTTACTTTATTTTTGTTATTTCGTGGTAGTTAGTTCGATTTTATCGGTAATTTATTTAATATTTGCAATATGTACACTCGAATAATTTATTACAGTTGGATAATTTTAGCAGCTATTTCCGTTGTTACGCTTTGTTATGTCGTTATTAATTGAATTACACGAAGCAAAATTACCATTTGCGGTTATTATTTCACACGAAATTACAGGAACCAACTACAGCGTTATTTATCAGGATCGATTAATTAGATCAAAAGAAATGATTGGAGCGGAAATAAATTATTTTTTGAATATTCGTAAAGAAATGAAATTAATTAGCGCGCAGGAAATAGGATCAGTTTGGGAGTATAATAATTTTAGATTAAAAATGCCGCATAGTTTGAAGTACAATTATTTAATAAGAAATCAAATAACAAAAAATTCATGAAGGTAAAACGCAATTTAACACGGTATAAATACAGCCGTTTATTGGTAAAAATCAATCGAATTACACAATTAAATAATCGATTATTGAATAAAAAAAAGATAAATAATGAATATGATTAGAAAATTATAGTTATATTTGTAAACGGTTCCGTCTCACACTATAGAACTAAAAGAAGTTATTAAAACTCTGTAATGAATGTGAAGTGAGACGCACAGGATTTACAGGGTTTTTTTTATGTTTAAAAATTTGAATTATGGATTTAACAATGACAATGGAATTTGAATCAGGATTAGAAGTTTCTATTATGATGTGTGAAAAAGAACAAATGGTATTAATTGATTTTGGCGAAGAGGAATGGAATTTTACGATTACAGAATTTTATCAATTTGTGACAATGCTTGAAAAAATTAAACCTTTGAAAAAATGAGCGGTTGGATTAGAATACACCGACAATTTTTAAATTGGGAGTGGTTTAATAAAAGCGAAGCAGTTCATTTGTTTATGTATTTAGTTTTAAAAGCAAATCACAAAGACGGATTTTGGCAAGGAAATGAAATAAAAAGAGGCCAGTTAATAACATCATTTGGTAAAATTTCAATTGACACAAATATAAGTTTACAAACAATTAGAACGCTTTTAAAAAAGTTTGAAAAAACAAACGAAATCAACATGCAAACAACAAACAAATTCACACGCATAACTATATGTAAATATGATAGTTACCAAACAGAAAACGAAGACACCAACACGAAAGTAACAAACAAACAACAAACAACTAACACGCAACTAACAACAAACAAGAATGTAAAGAATAATAAAGAAATTATTTTAGATTCATGGATCGATTACAGGAAACAAATTAAAAAACCAATTAAGGATGCAACAATTCAATCAATATTAAATAAAATGGAAAATTATTCAGAAGATCAATGTAAACACGTAATAAATAATTCAATCCAAAACGGATACCAAGGTTTATTTTGGGAAAATTTACCTTTAAACAATTCAGAACCTGAAATGGATGCACTCGCAAAACACTTATTCGAACACAATGCAAAATTCAGCGGGCAAATCAATTAATTACCTTCTCGATTATCGAAACGGTAAAATAAAACAAGGCCTTGAAATAGGCTGCGGCTTGGATAATTATCTAAGATACAAACCAAAACAACTGAATATAATTTTAGGCCATGACAACGTAGGAAAAACGTATTTTATCAATTGGTATTTTTTGACACTTGCAATCAAACACAACCTGAAATTTATATTGTGGAGCGGCGAAAACCAACAAGGGCAAATTTTACGCGATATGATCCAAATTTACAGCGGCCAAAATTTCATGGAATTAACCGAACAGGAAATTAGAAGTTATTCAACCTACATTGAACAATTTTTTGAATTCGTAGATAATAATAAACTTTACAAACCTGAAGAATTATTAAAAATATTTGAAGAAAGCGACGCAAACGCATGTTTAATTGATCCTTTTACCGGATTAGATCGTGAAATGAGTTACGAAGGTAATTATAGGTTTTTAAATTTAGCGCGTCAATTTGTAAATCAAACAGGAAAAACAATTTATATCAATACGCACCCAAATTCAGAAAGCGGCCGCAGTGGTAATTTATACCCTGAAGGACACATTTTTAAAGGCCATTTAAAACCACCGTTAAAAGATCACATTGAAGGCGGCAAAGCGTTTTTAAATCGTTGTGACGATATGTTTGTAATTCACCGATTAATTAAGCACGAAACTCACAAATATTTAACAATGGTAAACGTTGAAAAAATAAAAGATAAGGACACGGGCGGCGAATTAACGGCTTTGGATAGTCCTATTTTATGTAATTTTAATTTCGGATTAGGATTTACAGTTAATGAAGTCGATCCTTTAAAAGATCAAAGGCCAAAAAAAATTGCAAACCAATTTTCAACAAAACTAAAATTTGATAACGTTCCTGAATTAATTTCCACGACTGAAAAAATAAGAATTGCAAACGAAAACGCACCATTTTAAAAAATAAAATTATGGAAAATGAAGTATGGAAAGATATAGTAGGATATGAAGGTTTATACGAAGTGTCTAATTTAGGAAATGTTAAAAGTTTACCAAAGGAATGGATTTCAGCATGTAAGCGTAAACATGATGGAATATTATTAAAAAAAACAATTAATAATCGTGGAACTGGTTATTATCAAGTAGGATTAACTAATAACAAAATTCGTAAAACAAGAACAATTCATCAATTAGTAGCAGAAGCCTTTTTAAATCATAATCCTTGTGGTTATAAATTAGTTATAGACCATATTAATAATAATACTTTAGATAATAGAGTTGAGAATTTACAAATAATAACGCAAAGAGAAAACGCTTATAAAAACCAAGTATCTTATTCAAGCAATTATAAAGGCGTTTTTATGGGTTGTAAAAAGTATAAATCAAAAAAAACTGGAGAGATAAAAAAATATAAATATATATCAAGTCAAATAAATATTGATGGTAAAATTATCCGTTTAGGAACGTATAAAACAGAAGAAGACGCACATTTAGCTTATCAAAACGCACTAAAAAAACACGAATTATGTTAGAAATGATTAAAAGAAAAGCCGGTTTAAATGTACTTTATTACAGGCTGAAAAACTCGATTGAAGAAATCGAAGCAAAACACCCTGAAAGAAATGATTTATTAGATCCTATGCGCGAAAGTTTAACCGAGGTTGCTGAATCAATTCAATACTTTACACACTGCGACAAAGTAACACGCGCCACAAATAGCCGAAACCACGATTTACAGTTGGAAAACATAAAGCTAAAACAGGAAAATAAAAGCCTGAATATTCATATCGGAAATTTATTAAACGGACTATGAAAAAATGTAAATACTGCAAAGAAAAATTTGAGCCTATTTCCTTCCTTCAAAAAAATTGCTTTGAGCCTAATTGTGTAACCGACTGGATAAACGAAACAAAGCAAAAGCAATGGACCAAGAAAAAAGCCAAATTAAAAGCCGAATTAATGACCGTTCAGGATTACATAAAAATAGCTCAGCAAGTATTTAATAAATTCATTCGACTTCGTGACGAGGGGCAAAATTGTATTTCTTGTAATAAACCAGCATTAAAGGAAAACGCGGGACATTTTTACAACGCGAATAACCATTGGAACGTTCGATTTAACGAGGACAACGTGCATTTACAATGTGAATACTGCAATACATATTTACATGGCAATTTAATTCAATATAGAGAAAGCCTAATTAATAAGATTGGATCCAATAATTACGATATTTTAACTGCTGAATCCGATAAAACGCGCAAATTTTCAATTGATGAG